ACCCTTCTCGAGTTTGTACTCTTTGTTCAAGTTTGGAAATATAGTTTCACCACCTTCATAGCCATCGTTCAGTGCCAAAATGAATGTATACATTCTCATATTCTTATCATTTTCAAATGCATCTTGGTGAGGTTTATAAAATCCACCAGGTTCATATCGAAGCACCTGTAATTGTTCACAATTCACGAATGGTCGATCCGTGTGTGCGAGACATCTGTTCATAATATCTCGGACAATAGGATCCTCTTTGTCCAACCATGCTGTCTCACTTTTACGAATCGATTCATCTACCTTTTTTTCATTTGTGACAGATGATGTTCCCAAATCACCCTTTGCTTTCTGTATTACATGACGACATTCATCATCAGTCAAAAAGTTTTTGAACACCTTAGGGCTTCTGTATCTGGGTAATATATAGATGACGAGAATGATGATGAACAACAAAAGTAACATCCTAATGTACTCACACATAAATATTTCTGGGAAGTCGACAATTATAGCGTTTACGGATTGAATCGAAAATTTCATTTCCATAGTCCACAATCTTCTGTAAAAGATCGACGATTTCATCATGTCGTTCTGGTTCAAGAACATACTGTCTAAGAAAATCCCCACCTGTATTGGCGAGCATTTCAAAAATGTTTGAAAGATCTCGATTTTTTTCCACGTACTTCTCTTGACGCTGTAAATAATGTTTGAACTCATGTTCGGTAATATCGTTCAACATGTAGACAACTCGTATTTGGGTATTGTCTATCGGTCGCGTATCTATATAGACTAATTCTCGTTCTATTTGATGTACAAATAATGAATATTGGAGTATCTCGTTTGTGGCACCCATTTCTCGCAATTCTCTAAACGAAGGGGTGCCACCACATGGAATATCTCCATGTTCTCGAGACATCATCGTCTTTTTCTTAAACTCTATGAAGTGTGGATTGTGTATTCGACCAGTCTCAATTTCACCGGTGCGCCAATTGAAAGCTGTGTGACACGAAATACACCACATCTGAGCACACCCACTTGTCTTATGGATGACTGTACCACATTTGGGACACGACTTACTATCTTTATTGAGAAGTTTCATCGTTTTTACAGTTTCAGGGTTGCACACATGATCAGGTACCAATGGATCATTACACTCTTTACAGTATTTACATTCACATAAACCACAGTACCATTCTTCATTCAGAAAACCTTTACATTCTTCTCTTGGACACTGACGTATAAAACGCCTTGGTTCAGAATCCATAAATGATCCACCGTTTCGTAACTGGTCTAAATGTCTATATGTACCCTCCATTTCCCTGTAAAGCACTTGGATTTCACGGGGTATGGGACCCTCTAGTTCAAATACTCTATGTCTTGCATGAAGTTCCATAAGCTTTTCCTTTTGTTGTCGGATGATGGTACGAATTCTACGCATTTGTATTACTCGCTCGACTTCAGGTTGTGTCTCTGGCATGAGAGACTTCTCTCTCTCAAACAGAACATCTTCTCGGTGACGTTTTAGTTTGGTATTTCGAAAATACCTGGTACAGAATGAATCTACAAATTCACGGTTCCATGGAGTTTTACATCCCATACAATGTGGGTCTTCAAAAGATTCCAGGATGTATCTTTGAGAACACGAACGACAACTTGTTAAATCACAAAAAGGACACTTGACTTCTTTGTGATTTATCTTGTTTAATTTTTCACAACACACATCACAACTACCCATTAAATTAAAGGACGATTATTTCTTTAAATTGTAATTATTGAAAGGCTACAAACTGGCTAATCATATCTCCCATATCATCTCTCTCATAAATCGTCTGCGCGAAAAATAGAGTCATATCTGCCTGTCCATATGACAAGTACGTACCCCGATACTTCTCATATATACTTGCAAGTTCATCCAAATTGTTGTCACACCATTCCTCTACATCCTCTTTCGTCATTCCTCTATGAAGACCAGCTTCGATAAAGTCAGCAACTTCATCACTGAGAGGCATATCTGTCACTACGGTACAATCGTCGTCGGGGTGGAACATTATTTTTTCTTGGATTTTCGCTTTTTGGGTTCCGACTTAGCTTCTCTTTCTCTCAAAAGTCGCCTCTTTTCAGCAAGCTTGTCGTTGAAAGCCTTATCAGCCTTGGCTTTCGCCTTCATCTTATCGGTTTCAGTAAGCATTTTCTTCGCCGACGTAGCAGACTTCTCAGCGGCTTCACGAATCCTCTTTTTCTCACTGAGTTTTCGCACTCGCTCAGCTTCTGCATCAGCCTTTTTCTTGCGCTCTTCCTCCTTCTTCTTGTCCTCCTCAAACTTTTTACGAGCGTCCACTCTCACTGCACTCTCTTGAATGTCTCTAATCTCATTCTTTGTGCTGGCTCGACCTATTTTACCCTTGTACTGAGTCTTTTCGGCTGGTGTCAACTTCTTGAGACGATTTATAACACTCGTGGCACTTTGACGATTGAACACCTTTACAGCGTTGGCAACCTTCTTGACATTCTCTTGTGTCTTTGGTGCCAGGTTCCTCGCCATCTTGACACGTTCGGGACCAGAAGCACGAGAAAGTTCCACCTTTTTCCCAGCCAACTTGACTGCATTCATAACCCTCTTTTCCTTGTTTTTCTGGACGATGGCCCTGAACGAAGGCTTGTTAGGCTTGGGTGCATTTGGGGGCTTGGGGGTAACTTCCTCAAATAAAGGATTGACTCTCGCCTTACCACCCAAAGCTTTCGCGTTTTCAACAGACTTATTCTTACGAACAGCACCCTCAATCCGACCCCTCAACTTGAACGCATTTTTCATATTTTTCATAGCAGCAATGTTCCTGCTGAAGTTTGTCTTCGTCTTCTTCGCAAGTTCTGTAAACTCTATACGCTTTTTGTTCATAGCAGCATTACGGTTCTTCTTACCCCTGACAGCAGCTTGGATCTTAGTGGCAGCCGCATCCTTCTTCTTCACCTGCTCAATGGCACCCGAAACGAGAGACTTTGAAGCATTGGCGATATTCTTGTTCTCCTTGGCTTGAATCTTACCAATGGCCCCCGAAACTAGGGACTTTGAAGCATTGGAAATCTTTTGATTCACCTGTTTATTCACTGATGCACGGATCAGGTTTAAGTTCGCTCCAGGTTTATTCGTTTGTTTAACATACCTACTCTTATTTTCAGCTGGAATGTTCAGACCCACGATGTATTTTGAAAGTTCTTTTTTCTTTGCATTTTGTGCCAGGTTTGTCAATTGCTGTTCGAAAGTCCTGCGTCTCTGACCCACATTGTTCTTGAGTTGCATAACCTTTTCGAGGTGACCACGCTTTTTGATTGGCCCAATCTTACTCATCTGGATTTCTTTACGAAGTTCAATCTTTTTGTTCAATTGTTTCTCCAAGTTTACGAGAGTTGCGTTACTCTTTGCATTCTTAATAGCGGGATCCCATTTACCGATGCGACCAGCGAATCGACCAACCTCATCTTTCGCTTTCTTCATGAGCTTGTTTTTAGTGGGTGCCAAATTCAACTGATTTATAGCAGCAGAAGCATTGAAGTTGTTCTCTTCTTTGGGTTTGTTTCTCTCATTTTTCACCTTTTTACCCTTGATGCGACCCTCACCTCTCTTACGAGCCTGATTGAAAATCGTCTTGTTCTTGGATGTGTCCCATTTCTTCATAAACTCTTGAATGTCAGCATTCGTAAGTCCCTTCACCTGCTTGATTTTGAATTCAACACCATTGCGAACCTTCTTATTCGTGTTCGCCTTGTTGATTTCCTTACCCTTAATGTTCAACTGTTTATTGAGTTCAGCTGAAGCATTGAAATTTTTCTCGTTTTGATTTCTCATTTGACGATTGGATTCAATGTTCAATTGTTTGTTCAACTCGGCACCAGCATTAAATGTATTTTCCGAAGCGACAAGGTTGACCATTTTCTTGACATTTTGAGCAATCTGATTGTACTCTTCCGCTGTCCTGAAAGGATTGGCAGCGCGACCCTTTAGACTTGTAATCCTCTTGTTAGTGTGTTTTGAAATTTCGTTGAGAACCTTCTGACGCTTACCCATACGAATCACATTCTTCTTGTTGTTAGGCTTCTTGTTGTTGGGAACGACCTCGTTCTTCTTGTTGGGTACAACCTGGTTGTTAGGCTTCTTCTTGTTGGGTACGACCTCATTCTTCTTGTTGGGTACGACCTCGTTCTTCTTGTTGGGTACAACCTCGTTCTTCTTGTTGGGTACAACCTCGTTCTTCTTGTTGGGTACAACCTGGTTCTTCTTGTTGGGTACGACCTGGTTCTTCTTGTTGGGTACGTTCTTGTTGGGTACGACCTCGTTCTTCTTGTTGGGTACGACCTCGTTCTTCTTGTTGGGTACGACCTCATTCTTCTTGTTGGGTACGACCTCGTTCTTCTTGTTGGGTACAACCTGGTTCTTCTTGTTGGGTACGACCTCATTCTTCTTGTTGTTGGGTACAACCTGGTTGTTGGGTACAACCTGGTTCTTCTTGTTGGGTACGACCTCATTCT